AACGTAACTAACTACTAACACTTCGTATCTCTTCTTCGTCAGTAATTTCAATCTCTAAATAATATATTTTGTAAAAACACTTGACAAATCATATAATTTATGCTATGTATCTATTAGAGATGTGCTATGAAAAAGAAACTCAGAAAACTAACTATGAAACAAAGAAGATTTGTTAAAGAGTATATTAAGTCTGGTAATCAAACTCTTGCTGCTAAGAGAAGTTATAATTGTAATGATGATACTGCAAGGAGCCTTGGTAGTAGTAACATAACAAAGCATAATATTAAGAGTGCAGTAATTAAAGCACAAGAAAAAATTGGAATTACAGATAGTTTTTTGGCAAAGACATTGAAAGAAGGATTAAAAGCAAAGGAGACAAAGTTTTTTGCTGACGGTGGTAAAGTAAGAGACAAGAGAAACTGTGTTGATTATCCGACGAGAGCAAAGTATCTTGAAATAGGACATAAACTAAGAGGTGATTTTATTGATAGAGCAGAAGTGAATGCAACAGTGTCAGTAAGAGACACACTTCAGAATTTAGTCCGGGAACGAATAAAACAGATGCGTGTAAACAAAACAAATGAATAAAGAAAACAGAAACAAAAACGAATTGCAAACAAAAATAAATAACCTTTCCGACAATAGATTACCTAATGTAAACAAACAAGCTTCTCGGAGTTCCGATAAGCAGGATAATGTTAACTTAAAAAATGCAGAAAAGTTTAGCGATAAGGATTACATTGAGACTTGCTTCAGCATCGTAGATAAAAATTCTAATCGTGTGCCGTTCCTGTATAACAATATCCAAAAACTGATAGAACAAAATATGGGACAGAGAACTATAATTGTAAAATCACGAAAGTTAGGTTGTTCATCTTTAATACTTGCAAAGTTTACTGTAGCGAGTTTGATACGGGACAACACAAAAGCAGTAGTCATATCACATGAAAGAAAAGCAACACAGAGATTATTGGACCGTGTCTATTACTATCTTGACAATTTATTAGCAGTGAAACCGAAGTTGGATCGGGCATCAGCAGAAGAGATAAAGTTTGTAGAGACTAATTCAAGTTACTGGATAGGAACAGCCGGGAGCAAAGCATTTGGACGAGGTGATGATATTACACATCTTCATATTTGCTTATCGGGGAATGAATTGGTTGTATTGAAAGATGGATATTTGAAAAAAGTAAAAGATATTAAAAAAAATGACATTGTTATAACAGGAACTGGGCAATATGCTATAGTAGAGTATTTATCCGAGATAGAAAATAATGAAAGTTACAAAATTAAAATTGGAGGTTATACTGATTTTCCTATCATAGCCACACCTAATCATAAATTTTTGATAGGAGATGGTTATAAAAAGGGACATTCAAGGACTGGATTGATTTTTAAGAAAACGAAAGATATAACTTGTAAAGATTGGATGGTAATCCCGAGAAAAAGTTATAAGAGCAAGAAAAAATATATTCTTATGGATAAATCATTACATAGATTTCAGAACGGCGGTAAAATATCAAAATATATTAACAGGTTAGAACTCAATAAAGAATTGGGGTTTTTCTTTGGTATATATTTAGCAGAAGGTTCAATAAAGAAAAACGAGGGATGTCCGTCAGGTATAGATTTAGCGTTACATAAAAAAGAAACATATATTATAAATAGGATAGAAAAATATTTACAGAGTTTAGGATTGATTGTATCCGTAAAAAAATACCCACGTAAGAATAGTCAGTCAGTTGTATATTCCATCTTTAATTCTAATTTAGCAAGGACAGTTGTAAGAGAACTTGGAGAATTGGACAATAAACATATTCCTGACATATATTTTAGGTGTTATCGGGATTTTCTTGATGGATTGGTAGAAGGATATATTACTGGTGATGGATACATAGACAAAAAGAACGATACAATTGTCGTTACTTCTGTAAGACCCCAGTTACTAATTCAGTTAAGGAATTTACTTGTATCTTTATATTTTGGCTGGAGTAGTATGAAGGTCAAAAAAGCAGGAAATTATTACGGTAGGAATTGTAAGGAATGCTTTTATTTATACGTAAATGGAAACACGGCGTATAAACTAAAGCAATACTTTGGTTGGGAATTAAAGAAAGACAGGGTGAGAAAAGCAGGTAAACATTGGAAATACGACAGAAAACATATCTATGTCAAAATAGATAGCATAGCAAAAAACGAGAACAAATTAGATAGATATTACGATATTGTCTTATCACACAAAGACCATTCCTTCCAGTTAATAAACTGTGTTTCTCATAATTCAGAACTTGACTGGTGGGAGAACCCGGAGATGCTTACAGGATTGATTGAAGCAGTAGTGCCGACAGGAATCATAGTTATAGAGACAACTGGCAATGGGTATGGGAGCAAGACGCATACCATGTGGCAGAAAGCAAACCGAGATGAAAGCAATTACAAGACTGTATTTATTCCCTGGTTTAGAGCAAGTGAATATCAAATGTGTGTGCCGAAAGGATTTGAACTTACCAAAGAAGAGAAAGAACTCAAGGTCAGATACAATCTGAGCAATGAACAACTCATGTGGCGTAGAGACAAGATACGCAATATGGACATACCTGAACTATTTGCACAAGAGTATCCCTCTAATATTCAGGAAGCATTCTTCTCGTTGCAGGAGTCAGTATTCATACCGATAGAAGATGTAATTCGCAACATCAATAACGACCAGCATGACAAAACCTCAATCAAAAAAATTACTGTATGCGATGTAGCAGATGAAGGTGCTGACGAAAGTGTCATCTATGATTTAGAGAACACGAGAATTGTTAACAAAGAAATCTACAGACATAAGGACCTGATGGATACAACAGGCAGAGTATTAGCACACGCAATCAAGAACGGCAGTAATATGGCGGGGATAGATATTGTAGGAGAAGGCAAAGGAATATTTGACAGACTGAACGAGATACATCCACCAGGTATAGACATCTATCCGTTTGACAGCAGGGAACAGGCGGAGGACCCACTGACATACTTCAACAAGAAAGCAGAGGCGTGGCATAGGGGAGCAAAGAAATTCCTTAACAGAAGATGCGATATACCGAATGACAACATACTCATAGAGCAATTATCGGGAGTAACTTATATAATGAAATCAAATGGCAAGATAGCAGTATCACCGAGAAAAGATTTAATGAAACAGTTAGGGCATTCACCGGACAGAGCGACAGCATACATAATGGGTTTGTATATGCTGGACCATGCAAAACCAGTCAAGAAAGTTGATGTATATGCGGAGGACAGGACAAGCGATTATCCGTTTACTCCGGCGACGGTATAAGGGGGAAGGAATATGGTAAAGAAAAAAAAGTTATTGGTTGGTAAGATACTTGACAAGATGATACCGAAGGACGAAGAGAAAAAGATGCCGATGACGGATGTTACGGTATCACAGGCAGACAAAGACAAAGCGTGTGAACAGTGTGTTTACAGCAAAACGAAAGTAGTATCAGGATGTGATAAATACATTGACAAAAGCAAGTGTGCATTACTGAATAAGATAGGCAAGACAGTAAGAATCAAATAATGTATGAGTGCAAGAATAAAAGAGTTATATCGCAAAGCAAAATTAAAAATAAAAGGTAAAGGCATACACACATATGCATTTCACAAGATGGCGGTAGGTATAAAAAGAGCAAACCCGTCATACAGTATGCAAAGGGCTTATGCGATAGCGATGGGAAGATTGGGTAGAAACAAAGCAGTAAAGAAATCTCATTGGGCAGAAAGAAAAGGCAAATGAAAAAAGCAGAAGACATTCTTAACGATTTCAAAGATGCAAGGACAAAAAACAATGGTTGGATAGAGGATGCGGAGAAATGCTTTGAATTTCTATTAGGTCAGCAGTGGGAAGATGCTGATGTAACCACACTCAAAAACGCTGGTGTCAAGGCATTAACGATAAACAAAATTCTACCATTCTTTAATCTTCTATCGGGGATACAGCGACAGAACAGGACAGATTTTATAGGATACCCGGTTGGTGAAGAAGATACGATAACATCGGACATAGTAACAAGGTTACTAAAAAACATAATGATAAATTGTGAAGGTGAATTCAAATTATCAGAGCAATGGGAAGACGGAGTAATTTGTGGTAAAGGGTGGATAGAGCCGTATATAGATTACACTTATAATCTTCTTACTGGCGAAATGAAACTCAAAAAACTTGATGGAATCAGTCAAATATTCTACGACCCTGACAGCAAAGAGTATGACTTATCAGATGCGAAGTATGTAATAAAACTCACCACAGAATTAACAAAAGACCAGATATACCAATTATTCCCGAAAGAAAAAAGCAAAATAGATAAAATAACAGATACGACAATTGAAATACCTGGTATAACGACAAAAGAAACAGGTGGTGATTACCAGAAGGGCAAAGAGATAACACAACTGATGAATGTTCAAGAGACAAGATACGATTTGCTTGAATACTACTACAAAAACTACACAGACAAATGGTATGTAGCGGACAAGATAACAAAGAACATAAAAGAATGTGCGACGGAAGAAGAGGCGGAAAGATACATAAATTTCACTATAGAGAGAGACAAAAAAAGGGCAGAATTAGAAAACCGTCAGTTCACAGCAGAAGACGTTACGGCGACGATACTACATCAATTTGTTCCTGAAATATGGTGTGCTTCAATAATAGGTAGTTCAACAACAATAGCAGATGGGGTTGCTTGGTCATATCCGAACTGGAGAGGATACCCGTTTGTGCCATTTTTTGCACATCGCATAACGACAACAATAAAAAAACGCAATTTAATGAATCAAGGTATGGTAAGACCGTTACTGGACCCGCAAGAAGAACACAATAAAAGAAGGACACAAGAATTGAGACATCTAAACCAGACAGCGAATAGCGGTTGGATTTCCGAAGAAGGTGCGTGGGTAGATAAAGAGCAGGTAAAAAAACTTGCTGCATCACCGGGTGTAATGTTAGAATACAAAAAAGGTTATATGAAACCTGACAAAATAGAACCATCGCAATTATCAATGGGGCATAAGGTATTAGCAGAAGAAGCGGCACAGGATATGAAATACATAAGCGGAATAAACCCGGATATGTTAGCGATAGAGGATAAAACGACAAGTGGCAGAGCGATACTATTAAGACAAAAACAAGGATTAACAATGATACAAAAGGTTCTTGATAATTTTGAGAGGACAAAAAAAATATTAGGTAAATTTCTTTTAAGTCAACTTGGTGAAGTATATACTGTTGAAACAGCAATTCGTGTAATAGGTGAAGGTTATTTAACAAAAACATTCCAGCAACCTGAATTAGATGAAGCAGGAAAACCTGTTTTAGATGAGAACACAGGTGAATTAAAAATGAAAGTAGATAAAGCACAGGTGGGAGAAGTAATAAACAGAATACTTCACGATTCAAGTATTGGTAAATTTGATGTAGCGGTTGGTGAAGGTTCATACAGTGAAACAGTAAAATTTGCAAATTATTCAATGTTAATGGATTTAATTAGTAAAGGAGTTCCTGTTCCTCCTGATGTAATTATAGATGACAGTGATTTATCAGAGGCACAGAAGATAAAAATAAAAGAAGCGATAGCGTCAATGCAGAGACAAGCTGCTGCAGGTGCTGGTGCAGGTGGACCGGCATAAAAAAATTAAAACAAGGAGGAGAATTGTATGGCAGAGGAGAAAAAAGAGGAGACGGTAGAGATACCAGAAGAAAAAGTTGAAAAAGAAAAACCTGTAATTCCTACTGAAGAGGAAATGAAAGATGGGGGAATGACAGAAAAAGAAATAGCGATGGCAAAGAAACACAATCTATTGCCTGATGAGAAAAAGTCAGAGGAGAAAGAAAAGGAAAATGTCGGGGAGAAAAAGAAAAAAGAAACAGAAAAGCCTGATAAAGAGGCACAAGAAAAAGAGCTCATTGAAATAACAGATAAACACAAGCAAGGCAAAGAACTCACACCTGAAGAAGAAACGATTTTAGTGCCGTCTTTAGATAAAAGAGGACAAGCGTTTTACTTTCAGATGAAAAATGATAGACGGAGACGGCAGGAAGCAGAAAATGAGCGTGATTTATTAAAAGTAAAACTAAAAGCAGCTCGTAAAAAAGAAGAAGTGAAATCTAAGAAAAAAAGCGATGGAGAAGAGGACATTGAAAGCGACGAAGAAATTGATGACCTTTTTGGAGAAGAGGAAGAGGACGAAAAGAAAAAAGGTGGAAAATCATTTAAGGATAAAGAAAAAACCGAGCCTGTAACAAAAGGCGATTTAGAAGATATAGAGAAGGAGAAAGAGGAGAAGAGAAAACAAGTAGAAGAAAATGCGACAAAGATAAGCGACAATTTGAAAGATATAGAAACACAAGGTAGAGCAAATGACCCTGACAATTTTGATTACATAATGTCTCTTGCGGGTGAAATGTTTAATGACCCGGATTTTGGTGATAGTTATGCAAGTAAATTTGTAGAAGCTGCGGGTAATCTTGATGCACCAGAAGGAAAAACGGCTCTTGATGTAGCATATGCGATAGCAAAAAAACATCCTGACTATAAAGAGAACGGAGGAGTAGAGTGGAAAGAGCAACAGCAAAATAAAGGGGAGAAAAAAAAGCCAGAGGAGAAAGAGGAGTTTAGAAGAATGGTAAAAAATGCGGGAAGGACATCCAGTGCAGCTCTTGGTGGTGGTGGAAAAAAAGTTGTAGCTTTAAATGATTTGAAATTAGAGCAAACATCTAATATGACCCAAGAGCAGTGGAATAAACTTCCGCATGAAGTAAGACAAAGGTTACTAAAAGAATAGCTGGAGGTATGGAACAATGGCTAATACGGTAAGTATAGATGCACTACGGCGTGAAGCGTGGCAAAAAGAGCTTTACAAAGACGCTATAGACAATCTCTACTTTATGAGGAATGGTTTAATGGGTAAAGAGGACAACAACATCGTTCAACTCAAAGATGATTTAGCAAAAGAGAAAGGCGATACGATAACTCTTTCATTAACAACCAAACTGACGGGTAGTGGTGTTAGTGGCGATGCTGAATTAGAAGGTAACGAAGAAGCAATTTCTTCTTATTCAGAACAGATAGCAATTGACCAGAAACGATTTGCAGTTCGTCTTACAGGACAGTTAGATGAACAGAAAAACATTTATGATATGAGAGCAGATGCAAAAGATAAACTTGCAGTTCGTTTAGATGAGTTTATTGAAAGACAGGTTTTTCTGAAGTTAGGTGGTGTAACACTAACGACAGTAACAGACATAACGGGAGCAGTAATTTCAGCTGATTCAGTTTGGAGTAATACACCTGATTTATTTCCACAAGCCGATACAGCTGCAGGATATGGTAACAGGTATCTTTGTGCTGATTATGCAGCTGGTGCTGATAGTTTAGCTTCAACAGACCTATTAACACCTGCGTTACTGAGCAGACTAAAAGTAAAAGCTCAGACAGCCGTTCCAAAAATAAAGCCTTTGCGTATTGGTGGCAAAGAATACTATGTAGTGTTCGTACATCCCTGGCAGAACTATGATTTAAGGGAAAACGCAGTATGGGCACAAGCACAGAGAGAAGCAAACATTCGTGGTAAAGAAAATCCTATATTCAGCGGTGCAGATGCTATATGGGATGGGCTGATAATTCATAGCCACGAGTATGTGCCGTTTCTTGATATAAGTGCGGTAGGTTACAATTTCAATGCAGCAGCTTCCGGGACATCGTATGGTGCTGATGCTTTCAGAGCAATACTCTGCGGTCAACAAGCAGTTGCATTTGCAAAATGCAAAAACACTAAAGGTTGGGTTGAAAAAACCTTTGACTATGAAAACAAAACTGGATTTGCTACTGGAATAATCGGTGGAATTCAGAAAATAATGTTCAATAGTAAAGAGTATGCAGTAGTTGTTTTAGATACAGCAGCTACAGCGTTGGTGTAGTTTTGCATTGATGAACAGAGGAGCATTTTTCTTTTTCAGCGATATAAAGAGATTTTGAGCAAGGAGGTAACATTATGGGAGCAATAACCCCTACGATAGTAAAGAGAACAGAATTTGCAGGAGACTACAAAATATTGGTATTGACAGCGACTCCGGCAGCTGCTTCAGATACAATAACACTTACTGCAGCTACTCATGGTATAAGCGAAATTGTGTATGCAAGCGCACATCTTACAGCCGGAATAACTGCTAATCTAACGATTTTACAAGTATCATATTCAGGTTTGGTGATTACAATTAAACAGCTTAAAGCTGATGGTGCGACAGATGCAAGTAGTTGGGCAAACGCAACTCTTGAGGTGCTTGTAATAGGTAAGTAAAAAATTCAAGGGGAGTGGGGGAAACTCCTCGCCCATTCCCCTTTATTTCTTTTTAAGTGTGAGGTATAAAATATGGCTAACATAGAGGGTAAGAGAATAATTTAATGAATGAAATACTTTTAATTGCAAAGGACTTGGGTCTGGGAGCGATTGCTATTGGGTGTGGAATAGTTGCTATTGTTAATGGTAAAGATAAGGTGGATAAGATAAGTTGTCAGTTACAAATTAGTAAATTTAGTGAAGAATTTACAAACAGTAAAGTTCAATTCGGAAAAATTGATGAACGACTGAAAGATTTACCTGAGATGAAAGAAGATATTAAAAAAATCTTAATTAAACTGGGGGGTGAGTAAAGATGATACAAATTATTCCAGATGTAAATTTAGGTATTCTTATTATTGCAATACTGGAATTTGCAAAAATATACATTGAAGACTTTATTGAGCCGAAAGTTCTTCCAGTGTTAGCAGTAATTCTTGGTGGAATTTTGGGATATTTTATGTTAGGTGGTAATGTTTTAGCGGGGATTGTTACAGGATTGTCGGCATCAGGACTTTACAAGGTTGCGACAAAGTTATCTGATAAGATAGGTGGAAGTCCTCCGATACCATAAATGAAAAAGAACATAATTGTTATTTGTATTACTTCGTATTTTCTGTTACTGGTTGTTTGTTTACTTATTTATAGAAATCAGAAAGTAAAGATTGTAGATTTGCAGACACAGTTAGAAAAACAGAAACTTGTATCTGAAAATCCGAGAGTAGTGCAGAAACCAGTTATTAAATACATTGAAAGAAGAGTTGATATTGAAAAGATTCCCGACAATATCAAACAGATGATAGCAGAAAACGATGAGTTAAGAATATTGCTGGAAAGTTTTAGAGAGAAGGAAGTTGTAATTGAAGGCGAGAAAATTATAGAGCCTTCATATCCACCAGCAGAAATTACGGTTCAGCGAAGAGACAATAAATTTTCTGTTCTTGCTCTTTCGCCACCGAATTTTAATTGGAATTTAGGATGGTATATCGGAGTTGGGTATAAGATTATCAGGTATCCCGATATATCAGCAGGAGTTGGATGGGAATTTGATAAAATAGGTAAAATGAGAGCATTTGCAATGTTGAGGTTTTGATATGAAATATAAAATAGATTGTTCATTATTTTTTGAAAATAATGCAGAAGGATTGGTAGAATATAATAAAACCGGACTATGTTGAATACTCTATTAGCAAAAAATATTACTGTGAATGTTAATGTTGGG